GAAACGGCGTTACAGTATTTGCAAAAAACGATAGATACGGAATTAACCCCGTTGGATATTGCAATTTAAAGCAAGCGAACGCAAGGCAAATCAAACTTCAGGCAATGGGCGTAGATTGTTTCGTTTATCGCACCCCTTGTAATCAAAGCGTTACTTTTATTGCAATAAATAATTAATCAATCGGGCGGGTAAAACCGCCCACAAAACCCCGATTTAATGAAAAACAAAACACTTAATTTAATAATCGATAATTACAAAGCACAATTATTCCAATTAATGCAGCTCGATTATTTAACCAGCGAACAGAGAAATGAAGCAAATAATTTAATCGAAGCCCTAACCGATTTAACAAACGCGCGGGTTGTTTATGAGCGATTTTATGCAGCCGCTTAGATACGATTTAAAAGAGCTTGCAAACGCGGTTAAATACTACTTTAGAAAACAAGGAAACGAAACGGTTGAATCGATTTCAAAAAAATTCAAGGTTCCCGTAGGTACATTAAACGTCCACATTTCAAACGAACTTAAACGAAAACAAAAATTAAAAATGGAAAATAGAAGCATAATATTTCAAGATCGTATGATTACGGTTTATTACAATTACGAATTTCATCCCGGCTTAATGTCGCACCCCGATTCAATCGAATTCGAATTTGGTTCGATAATTTTTAAGGGGCGAAATATTACATACTTACTTTCGGTTGAAAGTTTAAACGAAATCGAAGAAAAGATTTTAGAGCTGGAAGAAAACGATCCTTCGGACGATGGACCCGACCCGGATTATTATTACGATATGAGAAAAAACGGGGATATATGAAAACGGAAAACGGAATGAAAATTAGAAAACTTCGGCGCGAATTGGATATAACGCAAAACGAATTAGGAAAGGAAATCGGACTTCAAAACGGAAAATATATTTCCCACATTGAAAGCGGCTTTCGTAACTGTTCAAACGATTACGCAGAAATCATTTTAAACGCCTTAAACAAACTCAAATCTAAAAAATCAAAGTAATGGACGCGCTAAATATTATAATCTATTCAGGGGCTGCAATTACGATAGCAGTTCAAACGATTCAAAACAACTATTTAAAAAACAAAAATTCAAAACTCAAAACAATGGAAAGCAATTTATTTTTAGAAAATGCCGAATTGAAAAAACACCGCGCGCATTTAAATTTCGTAATTAGTGAACAGGCGGAAACGATTTCCGATATACGTTCACAAATGGAAAACCAATTTATAAACGTGGATTATTTGAAAAACATTTTAGCAAAATACCAGCGTTTGAATAATGAGCTTTGCGACAAAATCGACACGCTAATAGATAAGCGAAAATTTAACGGCAAACAAAAAAAAGCAGTTCAAACAAAAACAGAAAAACCGATTTACGAATTCAAAACTAAAACAAACTAAAAATGGAAATTCAAGGAACCTTAATTAAAATTTTACCGATTGAATCGGGATCTAAAAACGGCGGCGGGGAATGGAGCAGCCAAACAATAATAGTTGAACAGGAAGGGCAATATCCGAAACCCGTTGCGGTTAATTTATTCGGGGATAAAATCAATCTGTTAAACGGAATTCAACTTAATGATAAATTGAGCGTTTCGATTAATTTAGAAAGCCGGGAATACAACGATAAATATTTTACGAAGGCGAACGCGTGGAAAATCTCGAAGCTATGAACAAAGTAATAATTAAACACAGTTTACCCCAAAACGATCAACGCTGGACGTTAAATGTTTTGCGCGGTTCGGTTTTCCTTTCTGCAATCATTAACGAACGGGACCAAACGATTTCGATTTATTATTTATGCGATCAGGAACCAAACGAAACAGAAATTCGAGTTATTGCGGATATTGGAACGGGCCGCCCGTTTAATAATTCCGATCCCGATTTATACTATAAGCACCTTGCAACATTAAGCCAGCACGAAGGGAATATAATTCATCATTTATTTGAAGTTATATGTTAGCGTTCTTATTTGGTACATTTGCCGCGGCGGTTTCGATGTATTTTTTAACCGTACATTTAACAGATTTCGACACCGACTAACCAAAAAACGCCGTTTTCGAACTGCATTGAAGCCCTAAAACCTAACCTTTTGGGGCTTTTTTTGGCTGCAAAACGAAATTAAACGCGCACATTTTCAGCACATTACAATTATTTTTAAATTATTTTTTGCGATGTGTTGTAAATGATAGAATTTATCTATCTTTGAATATACCAAAACGGTAAAAGTTTAACCCCTTAAAAAAACACAAAATGGCAACTTTAACAAGCGCAATCAAAAAAGCAAAAAAAATTACAGGAATGGAACCGATTATTAGCGGTCAATTTTTTTACTTCGATTACAAAGGTTACGAAGTATCTTTTGCACAAAACGGAAACTCAGATTCAGCAACTTGTTTTTATACAAAACGAATCGGGCAAAAAGACGATTATCAAAGCGATTATTTTTGCGGAACATTTCACGATAATTTAACGCAAGCATTTAGATTCTTAGATCGTAAAAACTAAAACTAACGGGCGGCTAATCCCCGCCCATTTTAAAACCTTTAAACCCCTACAAAATGAAATCTTTATTTCTACTCACAGGAACCGCGCTTTTAATATTCGGCGGTATTTTAACGGCCCGATCTAAAAACAGAAAGCCGAAACCCCAAACAAGCTGCGACAAAGCAAACAAGTTTAAGGAATGGATATATTTTAAATCCAATTCCAGCGAATTAAATTATTATGCTTATAACCCGATTTTAAAGCAGTTTATTGAGGTTATTAATATAATGGACCGCTACGGGATAAACGTTCGAAATAGCAACGCAATGAATGCCGAACGGATTATAAAAGACTATTTCCACGAATGCCGTTTAGAGTTATTCAGGAACTACGAAAAAACAACCGAAGCAAATTTTGTTCACGCGTTCAATTCGGTAAATATCGAAATCACAAAATCATTCGAACCAATTTTAAACAAACATTTTAATTAAAACCAAAACCCCAAACAAATGAAAATTCAACAACTTGCCAGCGGTGAAATTCAGATTACATTTCGCCCCGATGAAATCGCAAATTTTCAAACGGCTTTACCGCTGGATGAAATTGCAAACGTTAAACGATTTGAAGATTGTTTAAATAACATTCATCACAAAACCCGCGATTTTTTAAAAGACCTTCGGGATTATTACGGAATCGGAATCGATATTAATAGACGCGATAAAAAAGTAAACGAACTCGGTTTCAAAAATCAAATTTCAGACGTTTCAAAGGTTCTTAAATTTCACGAAAAAAACGGCTTAATAACTGTTAAAAGAAATAACGAAATCTATGATACCACAACAAAAATCCTTACCTTTAAATTCAACTTTTAACAATTAAAAACCCCTACAAAATGGAAAACAAAATTCCCGCAAAAATCGAAAATACTATTAAAACTTTTTTCGAAAAACCAGCCGTTAAGAATAAATTTCAGGAAGTAATAGGCAAACGTTCAACGCAGTTTATAAGCTCGATTTTGCAAATTACCGCGAATAATTCGATGCTAAAAAACGCGGATCCGATTTCGGTTTATAACGCCGCGTTAATGGCTGCAACTTTAGATTTGCCCATTAACCAAAATTTGGGCTTCGCGTGGATTGTACCCTACGGAAAAGCCGCGCAATTTCAATTAGGCGTTAAAGGTTTAGTTCAACTTGCGCAAAGATCTGGGCAGTATTTAAACATTAATGTAATTGAAGTTTACGAAAATCAATTCGAGAGCTTCAACACATTAACCGAAAACCTAAACGCAAAATTTGATCTACCGGGCGAAGGAAAAATTATCGGTTATGCTGCGTATTTCAAGTTAATAAACGGATTCGAAAAAACTTGTTTTTGGACTACTGAAAAAGTAATCCAGCACGGCAAACGATATTCGAAATCTTTTAATAACGGGCCGTGGAAATCGGATTTCGATGCAATGGCAAAAAAGACCGTTCTAAAATCTACTTTAAGCAAGTGGGGTATATTATCGATTGAAATGCAAACCGCCGTTAAAATAGATCAATCGGTTATTAATGACGATCAGGGCGAAAGTGTAACATATGTAGATCACGAAGAAATAAAAGTAAACCCCGAAATCGAACGTTTAAAACAATTAATTGAAAGTTCCGAAACAATCGAAGAATTGGAATTTTATGAATGTTCAATTCCCGAAGAACTTAGCCAGCTATTTCAGGAAAAATATATGAGTTTAACACCTTCGGAAAAATGAATGCAAATAATATAAAATTCCGATGCAGTTCGCTAGGCGCGTTAATGACGGAACCGAAAAAGAAAACCGAAACACTTTCTGAAACTTGTAAAAGTGAATTAATAAAGGTTTTTATTAACGAAAAATACGGGCGTTCAAAATCGATTCAAAACAAATATTTAGAAAAAGGTATTTCTCAGGAAGAAGAATCGATAACGCTTTATTCGAAGTTCAAAAAAAACTATTTCGTGAACAATAAAGCCCGAATGTCAAACGAATTTATAACGGGCGAATGGGATATTTTAAAAAACGAAATAGTAACCGATATAAAAACAAGCTGGGATATATTTAGTTTTTTCAAAGCGAAAAACGAACCATTGAACAAAGATTATTATTTTCAATTACACGGTTATATGAGTTTAACGGGCGCGAAATCTTCAACGCTGGCATATTGTTTAGTCAATACCCCGCTAAATTTAATCGAACAGGAAAAAAAATCGTTATGGTTTAAAATGAATTGTCCCGATCTCGAATCAATTGAATATTTGGCAGCGTGCGAGGAAATAGAACGCCTTTCGATTTATGAAGATATACCCGTTAATGAGCGCGTTTTCGAGATTGAAATAGAACGGAATGAAGAAACTATCGAAGCAATAAACAAACGTGTTTTAGAGTGTCGTCAGTGGATGAACGAAAACCTTTTTAATTAAAAATATTGGCACGAAGTCAATGGGGCGCGGGGTTGTTAGAAATACAAAATAAATTAAGGGCCTAATTTAACCCCGCGCTTTTTAAAAAAAATATAATGAGCAAAAAAACATTTGAAATTGATATAAATTTATTTTGCCGCGCTTATAATTTGACACTTGCTCAGGAATTTCGTTTTGATACATCCCGCCGCTGGAAATCCGATTACTACATTTTAGAATTCAACTGTTTAATCGAATTCGAAGGAATGGGCGGGAATCATTGGTCAGGAATGGGAGGGCATCAAACGCTTACGGGGTACACGGCAAATTGTGAAAAGTATAATCGGGCTTCATTAATGGGGTTTAAATTACTCAGGTATACGGCGAAAAATTCAAAGGATTTAATTAACGATTTAAAAACATTACTCAATGAAAAAACAAACTGCGATTGAAAATATCAAAGCAAGATTTTTAGCTAAACGATATGACATTTACAAAGAACAAATAATTGAAAAAGGGAATGATGGATATTTTATTTACAATGATAAAATTTACTATGGTAATAGATTTGGAGTTTTCATTTATTCACAACTAAATCGATACAAATGAAAAATAAAACGGCGGTCGAATGGTTAAACGACGCAATAAATAAAAAATTAAATAATGATTTAGGACCGTCTTTTACGGATCTATTTAATGAAGCCAAAAAATTAGAACGCGAACAAATTATAAACGCTTACGATGCTGGAACTTTTTATTTAGAAGGCGGTTTGTATTATAAAGAAACATTTGAAAATGAAAGCGGAATTTGAAAACTATTTATTGAAGCACAAAACCGAACCTTTTGTAATGCTGGACGAAATCGATTTAAACTTTGAACAGTTTTGTGAATTATACGAACGGGATTATGCTTTTCAGCAAATGTGGAAAATTGGATGCGATTTTACGTATTACGATATTCGGGCGGGTAAATGTGAAAACGCAAAAGTAGTTCACGGAAAAATATTTTGCAGCTTGAAAGGTTGTAATTGAAAAATAAGTATATTTGTAAACGTTTGGAAGTGAGACCCCGAACAAGGAAAAATATTTTGCCCTAATGGGCTTGCGAGGAATAAACTTTTATTCCGGTCTCACCGCAAGTCGATTAGGGCTTTTTTATTTTATAAAATATGAAAAGGAAAGGGATTTCAAAGAAACTTCGATTTGAAATATTTTCAAGGGACGGTTTTAAATGTGCTTATTGCGGAAATAAACCGCCCGATGCGATTCTTGAAATAGACCATATTAACCCAGTAAGCAAAGGCGGTTTAAATGATGAAATGAATTTAATTACAAGTTGTTTTGGATGCAATAGGGGTAAATCTGATAAAACTATTAATTCATCACCAAATCAATTTTTAATTAATAATGAAGAATTAAAATTAAGAGTTGAGCAAATGCAATTATATCAAAAACATTTAATGCAAATTGAAGAATCAAAAAAATATTTAATTGATTTAGTTGAAAGTAAGTTTGTTATGTTTTTTACAGATAGGTGCATAACAGATTCTTTTAAAGAATCAATTTATAAATTCATTAAAAAATTAGGTGTTGAGGTTGTTATGGAATCAATGACAATAGCTTGTAAAAAAATGGATACCCCTTCGAAATCGCTTGACTATTTTTGTGGTATATGCTGGAATAAAATAAGACAAAATGAAGAATGACGGTTATAAATTAACGCGGGCGTGGTTTGACTTTGCCTACGAAAAAAAGGAAGCTAAATCGATTCATACGGCTTTATATTTATGGATCGTTGAAGTAAATAATAAATGCGCGTGGAAAGACGAATTCGGGTTACCTACTTCGCACGCAATGGAGGTACTTTCAATCGCTAATAAAAAAACGTATTACGATACATTAAAAGACCTTCAAACGTTTGGATTTGTTACCATAGTGCAAGAATCACAAAACCAATTTACCGCCTGTATTGTATCAATAAAAAAAGAAAATGGTGAAGTAAAAAACCGTTCGGCACTATCTTCGGCAATGTTCCAGCAACCCATTGAGCAATGTTCCAGCACTATCGACGGCACCCCCTTCGGCATTGTACCCATAGATAAACCTTTAAACCTTCAACCTTTAAACCAATTAAACTATTTAAACGGGGAAATTGAAATTTCAATTGATGTTTCTAAAAAAAATCAAAACGATTTATCAAAATGGTTTAAGCGGTGCAATGAAGCCGAATTTATAAACGAAGTTCAAAAGTTTAAAAGTGAACACCCCGAACACGGTTACCCTGAAATCCTTTTCAAAGATTTTATAAACCATTACACAACCCCAAACGAAAACGGGGGAATTAGAGTAAATCAATTTTCAAGTTTCGGAATTAAAAACAAACTTTACGAATGGAAAGAAGATATTAAACACGCTGGAAAATACGAAATCAAAACCCCTAAAAAGAAATTGCACTATGAATAACCCCAATGATCAAATCGAAAAAACCTTAATCGGAATCCTTTTAAGCCCGAATGAAATTTACAAAGAGGTAATTTCTCAAATCGGACCGCAACATTTCGAAAACGAACTTTGTAAAAAAACATTCTATTTCATAAAAAAAATATCGGATGAAAATAAACGGCCCGATCCCGTTTCACTTTTAACAACGTGGAAATCTTTTGAATCGTTTTCAATGGATGAATACTTAGAAGCCCTTAAAACAAGTCAAAACGTAACTTATAACGAGAATATACCCGAACTAATAGAAACGCTACATAACGCCTTAATAACGCGAAATATTACGAAAATCTATTATGAGGTCGGAATAGGATTGCACGAAAAAAAACCCGGTCGGGATATTGCCGAAGAAATGATTAAACGCCTAACCAAACTAACCGAAGAAGGTTCGGAGCTTCAAAAAATTGTTGAAATGCCCGAACTAACTACAAACGAACGCGAAGCATATTACAGGCGCGCTGAACTTGCAAAATCAGGGCAAACAAGCGGATTAGAAACGGGTATCGAATCGATTAATAAATTCACCGGCGGCTGGCAAAATGAATTTATTATTCTCGGTGCGCGTCCTTCAATGGGCAAAACCGCTTTAGCTTTGTTTTTCGGAATGCAAACACAAAAGCCCGGAATATATTTTAACCTTGAAATGTCGCAATCGCAATTAACGCAGCGTTTAATTCTCCAAAACGCAAATGAACGAATACGATCTTCGGCTTTAAGGGACGGCACGTTATCAAATGAAGAACTAACCCATTTTGAAAAAACAATTGGAATAGTCGAAAACAAACCGTTTAAAATTTATGATAAAGCGGGCTGCGGGGTAAATGAAGCAATACGCATAATAAAACGACACGCGCGTTTAAATCAATGCGAGTGGGTAGTAATTGACTATTTGCAGTTAATGACGTTAGAGGGCTTTAAAGGGGGTAACAGGGAAGCCGAAGTTTCGCAAATATCCCGAACATTGAAAGCCGCGCAAAAGGAATTAAACATTCCCTTCATTGTTTTGGCTCAGTTAAATCGTAAATGCGAAGAAACGACAGATAAAAAACCTTCCCTTTCACATTTGCGCGAATCGGGATCCATTGAACAGGACGCGGATACCGTTGCTTTTATTTGGCGGCCCGAATACTATGATTTAAAAAATGAAGATACGGGCGCGCCTTACACAAATGAAATATTTTTACTATTCGAAAAGCACAGGCAAGGCGCAACGGGTTCCGTAGGTTTTCGGCACAATTCCACAATGAGCAGTTTTTTTGGAATGAATGACACGCCGAACCAATTTCCCGAATTAAAAACTAATTTGCAGCCGAATAAAAACTTTTACGAAGTCGATCGAGAATTACCATTTTAAAAAAAAAATACTATGAAAAACAAAAGCCCCAAATGTCCCGAAATTATTATTCCTGAAAATTATTCGATTGAATGTAATGATTATTTTAACACTTCAAAAGATTTTTTTAAAGACGGCAAATATTACAGAAATGAAAAATATTTTGGAGATATAATTTACACCGATGAAAAAACAATTCAAGTCGAATGTAAAAATGGAAATATATTTATGGAAGGTCAAATTCTTACAATTCATTTAGTCAATTCTTAAAAACTAAAAAAAACAATATGAAAGCAAAACCAAACTTTAACAAACAGGAAAAAATAAAAGGCGCTCTGAAATTTACCGCCGAAATTTACGGGAACGATTTACTTAAAACTAAATTAAAAGATAATCCCGATGCAATCGAAATACTTAATTCAACTCAGGAACAATACACCCGATTTGTAGAAAACGGAATTCGGGAAGCCCTGAAAAAAAACGGATTCGATTTTATCGATCACGACGCAATGATTGAATTTTTAACTACCCGTTGCGAAATAAGACGGGATGAAACAGTAATATCGAAACACGGGAATTTAAACCCGCTAAACGTCCTTTATTTAGATTTCAGGACCGCAAACGAAACTTTAATTTGTAGCTGGAATGATACGCCCGAAACTATCGATAATTTAGGAATGCAGCCGAAACCCGAAACATTCGATTTATGAAAGGGTACACAAAACAAAAATTAACATTTACTAAAATCGAACTTATCCAGCAGCTCCAAAATTGGAATTGTAACCTAACCGATTTATTCGACGAGGATAAAATCGATATTGGAATTAAAGCACTTGCATTTAATAAACTCGGAATCGATTTCCTTTTTAACTCAGATCAGGAATTTAAAAAAATATCCGATCGTTTGCACATTGAAATAAATTACTTTTTTTGCAACGGAAACCCTGATAGCGAATTAATTAACTTCGATTATTGTGAGGTGCAAATAGAAGTTTTCCCCGAAGAAAATTATTTAATTCGCGCCGCAATCGAAAATTAAATTATATTTGTTTCGGGTTTTGATAATGCGTGTAAGGGGTTACACTTAGTTTCAAAAAGCCGGGCGTTAATTCGTTCGGCTTTTTTTATTTAACTTTGTTTCAAAGAACCAATATTATTTTTTTTCGTTTACAGAGAAAAAGCAATGAGAAAATGGCAAATGAGCAAAATTTAAAACCGTTTCAAAAAGGTCAAAGCGGAAACCCAAAAGGCAAAGCAAAAGGAACTAAAAACCGATTGACTTTATTTCGTGAAAAAATGGAATTAATGCGTAAAAGTTTTAATTCATTAACAGGCGAAACCGAAGAAATGGAGATTCAGGAAGAAATGGTTATTCGTCAAATTGAAAAAGCATTGGAAGGGGATACCGCCGCTTTTAACGTTTGTATCGATTCATTACACGGAAAACTAAACGATAAAGTAGAACACACAGGAAAAGACGGGGAACCGTTACGCGTTATTTTTACGAATATGAATGAAAGCCCTGAACGTTAATTCCGCTTACGTCGATTTGTATAGGGCAAAGAAGCGATATAAGCACCTTTTCGGAGGTCGCGGGGCTGGAAGGTCATTCGAAACGGCGCAATACGCTATAACGAAACTTTATAGCCCCGAATATTTCAGGGGAATTTTGGCCCGGCAACATTTCGCGGATATTCGCGGATCGAGCTTTCAACAAATAATCGACATAATCGAAGAAAAAGAACTTCAAAGCGATTTCCATATTTTGGAAAACACGATGCAAATTACCCATTTGAAAACAGGAAACAGAATTTTCGCAAAAGGGTTTCGGGCAGCTTCGGGAAATTCAACCGCCAAAATGAAATCAATAACCGAAGCAACGTTTGTATGGATTGAGGAAGCGGACGAAGTTTCAAAGGACGATTTCGATAAGCTGGATAAATCTTTGCGATCTATGAAAGGCGCGGAATTGGAAATAATATTTACTTATAACACGGATAACGAAGATTGTTTTTTAAAATCTGAATTTCACGACAAAGTAAGGCCCGAAGACACGCTATTAATTCACGCCACGTACAAGGACAATTATAAAAACTTGCACCCCGACTACATTCGAGTTTTGGAACGAATGATAAAAGACGATCCCGAAGCGGCGCGGTCCGATGTTTTCGGATTTTGGGGCGGCGGTAAACGTGGAAAAGTTTTCGAAAATTGGCAAGCCGCCGAATCAATGCCCGATAATTTTAAAATGGAATGTTACGGGCTGGATTTTGGATTTACTAACGATCCATCCGCGCTTGTTCACATTCGACTTTCAGAGGGTGCAATTTACATTCAGGAATTAATTTACGATTACGGATTAACGAACCCCGAAATTTGCAAACGAATGAGCGAAGCGGGTATAAAAAGAAACGATACTATTTTTGCGGATTCAGCCGAACCGAAATCCATTCGGGAAATACTAACCAGCGGCTTTAATATTCAATCGACTATTAAAGGTCCCGATTCAATTATTCAGGGAATCCAAAAAATAAAACAATACCCCGTTTTTTTAGTTCGCAGTCCGAATATTCAAAAAGAAATAAAGAATTACATTTGGCAAATAGATAAGCAAGGAAAAACAATCAATAAACCCGTAGACCGATTTAACCACGCTTTAGATGCTATTCGATACGGGGTTGTTGGTTTGGTAGGAAAGAAAACAAAAGAATCATTTATCACAACACCCGGAAAACGATAATAAACATTTATGAATTTACCTTTTGATTTAAACGGAAAAACTATTTTAATTGCTGGCAGTTGGGAGGATTTAACAGTAGGTCAAACAATCGATTTGCTGGAATGGGCTTCGGGCGATGAAAAAGATTTAGTAACCCTTGCAAGCATTGTTTCGACTATTGACAAATCCGAACTATTAGATTTGCCCTATGAGCTTATAACTAAAATTGCCGCACCCGCTTATAACTTCATAATGGAAACGAAACTTGAAAAAGATGAATGGTTATGCCCTTCAGAATTTCGATGCGGGGAAAATGTTTATAAAACTTCTATGGATCCTGGATTAATGAATTACGGTTGCATGGAGATTTTCGAAAAAACAATTTCAAACGAACAAACCAACTTTTGCGAAAAAATACCTTTGATGCTGGCAAGTATGATTTACAAAGGAAAATTTCGAGATCGCGAAATTGAAGCTCGAAAAGATATTGAAGACATTGCAAACAATGAGGTTATGAATATGCCTGTTTATATTGCTTATCCTGTTTCCGCTTTTTTTTTGAACAAATTGCAGCATTCAGTTCAAAAACAACGGGAAGCAATGAAGGATATTCCGAACTCGAAACCCGCGCTGGAATTAAGCAGTTGGAAAAATTTGGTAAGTTCGGCACGATTTATTCGCTTTCAGAGGGCGATCCGTTAAAATTTAGCGCGGTTATGGATTTAACGATGTATGAAGTTAATTTAACTTTTAAAATGCGATCCGAATTAAGAAAGTTTAACCAGCGTTACGAAAAGTTAATAATGCAAGAACACGAACGAAAACATAAAAAATAATCAAATGAGAATAGTTGAAATTTTAAAAAGTTGTTCAAATCCGATAATGGGCGCGGGCTTGTTTTATTCGGGTCCGAAGTGGCTTCAAAACGTTCAGGCCGATAATGTTGTTTTGCCTTGCGTGTTTATGGATCAACCGATAGATTTTAAATTTATTCGGGTTTCAAAGTTTGCACAGATTAACGAACAATACCAACCTATAATTTTATTTTGCGATAAGTCCCAACCTGAATTTACACAGGAGCAGCACAATGAAATAATTGAAACACGGCGTTTAATTGCTTATCAATTTATTACGAATTTAATTTCTCATCCCGAAGTTTCCGAAGTTTTCGAAGTTTCTTTAAATGATGTTTTTAATTTCTTAGATCAAAATTTAACGGGCGTTGTTTTGCAATTTCAAGTGAAATTAATTCACGAAGAAGCTATTTGCCCGCAAGCTCCATTTTATTATTCAAACCCTGTAATTACTTCGATAGTTGGAACTTCGATTTATCAGGGGCAAACATTAACTTTTACAATTAATGGAAGCGGTTTTGTTGACGGTGCAACAATTTCAATAAACGGAACTTTAATTACAATTAATTCAACGGATTTTATTTCCGCAACTGAAATAGAAATAAACATTTCGGTAAACATTGCGGCTTTAGTTGGTACGCGTTCGGTAACGGTTACAAATCCCGATTCGATACAATTTACTTTTGAAAATTGTTTAACTATTTTATTAGATTAAAATGAGTTTAACGCTGGATAAAAAAACGCTGGATGAATTCGATAAAAAATTAATTTCGGATTTACGCAAAAGTTTAGACGCGGCGGGAACAACGGCAAGCGGCAAAACGAAAGAAAGTTTAAATTCGGTTTATACTTTAAACTCTTATAAACTTTACGGGCGGGCTTTTATCTTCGGTTTAGAATACGGGCGAAAAAAAACCACGGGCGGCGGGAATGGAAGTTTAAAAGGAATAATTTTAAAATGGATAAATGATAAGGGAATAATTCCCCGCGATAAAATTTCTAAAAATACTTTAGCTTTTTTAATTGCGAGGAAAATACACGAAGAAGGGGATTTATTGCACAGGACAAAAAAAAACTTTCGCAAAATGAATGCACCCACAGGAATAATAAACAATGTTATCAATGATGGGAGAATTGAACAATTAAGTAAAAGATTAATTTTGGATTTTGTAAAAAGCGCAAAAACAGAAATATATGGCAACGGAAATAATATCTAACATTAATTCGGTACTTCAACAAAAAGGAATTCGAGTTTCTGCAAACTTTGTGCAATCTACTTTTGCACCCGCTTTCTTTCAGTTTTTTTATGCAAGCCCCGGAGATTTAAACGTAGGGGATAAAGTTTTCGTTTTGTATGCAGTTAATAATTATATCGAAGCTGAAATAACTAATATAACGGGTTCAAACGTAACAATAAACACTTTAATTTTTATTTTATACCCGCCAACATTTACGCGTTTTATTGTTTTGCCGCCAGCAACGGGCGAAACTAATATCGATGTTAATGTTGTTGCGGCTTTTAATCCCGTTGTTATTGTTATGCAACGTCAAGATTATTCCGATAATACTTTGCAAAGTACGTGGAACGGAACGTATGTTTCTATTCCGTGCGGCGTTGTTTATTTGGGTGAATGGGTAGTAAATCCGGGGTATGAAGTGGGCGCAATTATTCAGGTAATAAGTGAATCGGGCGTTGCGGCAAATTATGAAATTTTAAATATTTCAAGTTCGGGCGGTATTTTATACGCTACCTTCGATAAGGTTTGGAGCGCGTTTAATCCTTTCTTTTTAGCAATTGTTAATATTTTAAGTCGATTAAACTTTTACGTAATTTTAAAAATTACCGATAACGCAGTAGTTAATCCACAAACAAGGGAATTAAGATTCACACCTGATGCCAGCGGAATGATGCGCTGCGAAATTTCGGGGGCTTTACGCAGCTTGTTAAATTTGAATTTTACGGATTATCAAATTTCAGTAGATGAAATTCGAACCGAAGAAACAAATTTATATTCGCCTTTTTATTTTGCAACGAAAGATAATTGGATTGGAAGCTCCGAAAGTTTTATAACTTATTACGATCCCGAAGACGTAAAATATGCAATAGCGGGCGCGTTTCAAATCGGGGACCCTAACAACGGTTATTATAATAAATATTTTGGAAATACCGAAGGAACTTTAGTTTATCCTGAATTAATGCCGCAATGGGTTACACAATTTGAAAACCCTGTTTACTTTTACGGATTTCCGTTTTCGCTTTCATTTTTGGGAAATTCTCAAATGGATACTTTCGGGGGTTATTTTGTTAGATGCAAATTCACTCAAGCAAATGGAACCGTTGACACATTGTTAACGTCATCTATTATTTTCACCCCGTTTATTTCTTTAGCCCGTTTAAATATTGCAGTAATTTTAAACGATCCAATTTTTGCACCTTATACCCAAAATTCCAAAAAAATCGAAATTCGTTTTGGTCGCGGGGAATCTGGTTTGTTTTTGGATGCTTTCGCCCCGATTACGATTAACGTTAAACGCGCAATAGAGCAATCTTGTAACACTTTTTACGTGCGCTGGATAAATACCTTAGGCGGGTGGGATTATTGGTTATTTGAGGGGAAAATTTACGAAGGGTTAAAAGTTGAAAACGGGAATAATTACGAAAGTTATTTTGATAATATTTCGGATATTTCAGATTTTGAAAATGTAACTTTTAAAAATGTTACGCCCGTTGTTCAGGTTGGTTCTAGCACGTTGACAAAAAACGAATCCGAAGGGTTGAAAATATTAACAACGTCCCCGAAAATTTATTGGTACAATGAAGAACTTTCGAAATGGATCGGGGTTCGTGTTGAACCGGGAACATTTAACATCCGTTCAACTAAGGACGATTATTTCAATGTCGAATTAACTTTTGTTAAACCGAAATATTTTAATCAATTCGCGTAATGAATCAGGTAATTAAAATCGGGGACACGGCTTTAGATTTAGATTCGGGAACGGTTATTTCTACGACTAAGCGCGTGGCGAATATTGGAACTTTAGAACGGCAATCGAGTTTTACAAACAAACTTAACTTACCAGCAACGGCAAACAATTTGGCTGCAATTGGAATGGTACAAGGGAGCGACAATTCAACAAAGAAATATATTAAACAATTAGGAACGGTTGCGGCAAATGGAATAGAAATAATGAACGCCGCGCAATTTAGTTTTGAAAGTTTAGGGGAACGAATAGAGGTTTTAATTAATTCAGATAACGCGGTTTTCTTTGATGCGATTAAAAAAACAAATTTGCGCGAAATTGATTTAAGTGATTTAGATCATTTGTGGACAAAAGCCGAAGTAATTAACTCAATCGGAAATACATTCGAAGACGGTTACATTTACGCGTTACACGATTCAGGTTATCAATCTCAATTTAACGGATCATTAAATTGTTACGGAATAGTTCCTTCGGTTTTCGTTAAATACTTATTTCAAAAAATAGGGGAAAATTTCGGATATACTTTTACGGGAAATGTTTATAATGAAAGTTATTTTGAAAGTTTATTAATTCCAGCGGTCAATTGCTATGTAGGAGCGCGTAATATTGAAGAACTAAAATGTAATTTCATAACAAACACCCCCGTTTTATTACCTAATACGGGGCTTTCTTTTGAATTTTATAATTTCTTTGATGTTGTTGAAAATTCAACGGGCGGGGCTTTTGTTGACAAATGGAATGTTAATTTTGCGGGTCAAGGTTATTATATACAAATTCCCGGAACTTATAAAATAGTATTAACTTATAATACAAATGTTTCGCCCGTAACCGTTGGGGATAGTGTCGGGGCTGCATTTAAAATTAAAGCCGTTCAAACTTTAAATAACGAAACAACTATTATTGCTGAACAAACAATAACAACGGCTTTTAGTGGAACTTTTGCGGGCGAATTAGTTTTAAATGTAAACTTTGATGCTTTTGTTGAAACAACTTTAAACCCAAACGCAACGGGATCCGAAACAACTATTATAAGCATTTATTTAGAGTATTTGAGCGTCGATTTTGGGCTTACTCATACAAATCTAAATGTTATTGATTTGAGTTTAAATATCGAAGAAATAACAAACGCGCCTGTTTCGCATTATAACCGTTTATTTAATATACAGGCAAATTTGCCGAATTGGACGTGCGGAAAGTTTATAAAAGAAATTTCAAATTTGTTTGGAATAATTCCCGTTGTTAATGAATTCACAAAAGAAATTAATTTAATTACTTTAAATGAAATCGCGGAAAACAAACCCATTGCGAAAGAGTGGCAGAGTAAAATAGATTTGTCAAATGATATAAATTACACTTTTAAAATTGAGGGTTACGGGCAAAGAAATAATTTCCAATATTCACCTGATGAAATTTTTGGTTATTCAATTGATATAGAAAACGAAAGTTTACCAAAAGAAATTAATTACGTAAAATCTGAATTTCATTATTCAAACTTTTCAAACATTTTAAGAAAAACATTTAATACAGTTTTTTTAGATAATTACAATCAAGAAACGGATTTGAATTCGGATTATACTTATTCGAATATGCTTTCATTTAATGGAAATCCCCGAATCTGTTTTTTATTTACTCAAAATACTGAATTAATTTATTCGAGTTTTGGTGAATCAAATGTTATTGAAAATACAAACATTCCGTTTTTAGGTTTTGAATCTCAAAGTATTTTTACATTCAATCTTGAATGGCAATATTTATACGAAAGATTTTATCAAAGTTTATTTAACGGAATTACTGATAACATTTTAAAAATTGAATTAGAATTTCGTTTAACCGAATTCGATATTCAGGATTTTGATTTTTCGATTCCTATTTATTTGGAAAATCCTTCGGGGTTTTATTACGTTCAAGAAATAAAAGATTTTACCAGCTCGTCCGAATCGACTTCGGTTGAGTTATTACGAATTGGATAATTTAAAACATTTAAAAAAATGGCAGAAACTCAAACGTTAATTTTAGATATTCAATTTAAATCTGAGGACGTAATTAAAAAAACCGCGGAATTAAAAAATCAGGTTGCGGGATTAAAAAGCGCGAACGCCGAACTATTAAAAAGCGAAGGCGAGGTAACGGATGCCTACGTAAAAACCGCAACGGAAATAAAGTTTCTAACAAAAGAAATAGCGAATAACGAACGTCAATTATTAGTGCAAGCGCAAGCGGTAAACGCGAACGCTGGAAGCTACGAACAGTTATTAAGAAATTTCCAGCTTGCCGAAGTTGAATTAAAAAATTTAACGGGAACGCTTCAACAAAATGCAGATGGTACGACTGAATTTACACAGGCATATTTTAACGCAAAGAAACAAGTTGATGATGCTAAACAAGGTATTTTATTATTTAATTCTGGAATTAGTGTAGGAACGCAAAATGTCGGGAATTACGGGAATACTTTGGAGGGGATGCGGGCAAAGTTGGGAGATTTACAAAAAGTAATTCAAACAACAAATGTCGATTCCATACAATTTAAAGAAGCAAAAACCGAAGCGGAAAATTTAGGTTTGGCGATTGGACAATTGGAAGGTAAGTTGGACGAATTCGGAAATAAAGAACCGAAGAATCCAGCGAAAAGAACTTTTGAAGATACGATTGCAACGGCGGGCGCGGCGGCTTCGGCTTCGCAATTAGTAACGCTGGCGTTTAGTGATAATAAAAACGTTACCGAAGCACTCGCACAAAGCACGAAAGCCCTTGCAATCGGGCAACAAGTGGCAAACATTGTAAAAGAAAAAGGCGCAATTATAGATACTTTTGCTTTAATTTCTCAAAAGGGTTTGATAGCTGGAAATGCTATTTTAAGTTTTGGCACTACGGTATTAACGGGAATTACAACGGCGTTCGGGGTTGCTTCGGGCGTTGCGTGGGCTATTGCAACGGCGGGCGTTGCTTTATTAATTGCGGGAATTGCTGGTTTAATTGTTTATTTTGATGATATTAAAAATTCAATTACGGATTTTTTAGGATTAACAAGCGAACAGGAACGCGCCGCCGCCGCAACCGCTGAACAATACAACAAACAAGCCGCCGCAATTGAAAGCGCGCGGGATGCTTACGACCGTTATTCTACTATCGTGGGCGCTTCATACGATCGAGAAATTAAATTAGCTTCAGCGGCGGGAAAAAATACTATTGATTTAGAAAAACGAAAAGCAAAAAGTTTTGAAGATTCAACAAACAAACTTATTTTACAATTACAGGCGCAATTGGCATTAGGGCAAGCGGCAAATGTTAGTGCAAAAGAACAAATTGCGTTGAGCCGTCAAATTCAAGATTTGCAAGGCAAAGTTTTAGATTCAAAAACGGAAACGGCTGCAAAGGAAATCGCAACGGAAACGGAAAAAAACCAAAAAATTGCAGCGGATAACAAAGCCGCGGGCGAAAAAGCCGCCGCCGCACGAAAAAAATATAATGAAGATTTAGCGAATTTAGAAACCGAATTTAATTTAACGGCGCGTGAAAAATTAGCAAAAACTTTTGAAGATAAAGCCGCAGTTTTAACAGGCAATGGAGAAAAAGAAATTAAACTTCGGGCAAAAATAGAAGCGGATAAAAAAACCGCTTTAGAAAAATTTGATGAAGATTTAGTAAAAGCGGAAAACGAAAAAGCGCAAAAGGTAATCGATAACGCTTTGGCGGTCGAATCTCAATTGTTAGCTATTCAAACGGATTCTTTAGCAAATAGATTAGCTATTCAGGCGAACGCTTTTAAACAAAGGGAAACGGCGTTAAAAGCACAAGGCGCAACGGAAGCGGAAATAGAAAAAATCAAACAAGCGGAAATACAAAAAATAAAAGATGCTTACACGGCCGAAGATTATAACAATCAAATTGCAGCTTTAAACGCACAATTAAAGTTAGATCAGGACGCCGTAGATTTAAGCACCCAAACCGAAGCGGAAAAGCAAACGGCAAAACTCGATTTACAAATAAAAGCATTAGAACAACAATTGGCGTTGACACTTGCTTTTTTAGGTCCCGAAGGCGCAACAACAAAAGCGGAATTACAAGGAATTGAAACAATTAAAAACGCTTTAGCAGCCGCGCGTAAAGGATTAGGCGAAGTTAAGCCCGACCAACCGACATTCGGGGGGGCGCTGGGATTAGATCCCGAAGGCGTTGAACAAGCCCAAAAAGCGGTTGAAACAATTGGTAAAGGATTATCCGATATAGAAAATATTGTTAATTTAAGATTTGAAGCGCAAAAAAACTTAATCGATGCAAACGAACAGGCCGAAATTGAAGCCGTTAATAATTCAACTTTAAACGAAGCGCAAAAAGCAAAACGAATAAAAGAGATCGAGCAAAAAGCAGCGAAAGAACGTTACGAAATTGCGAAAAAAGAATTCGAATCACAAAAGGCGTTTCAAATCGGACAGGCGTTAATCGGTGCGGCTCAAGGTATTATTCAGGCGTTTCAACTCGGACCGATTGCGGGGGCAATTGCAGCTATTATCGTAGGAGCTACAACCGCCGCACAAATTGCAGCAATTAGATCACAGAAACCGCCAGCGGCTCCGGGCTTTGCAAAAGGGGTTATCGGGCTTAATGGATCGGGAACGGAAACGAGTGATTCAATACCCGCAATGCTTTCGAAAGGGGAATCCGTTATTACGGCAAGCGGAACGAATTTCGCGCAATCTAACTATCCGGGCTTATTGGAATTCCTAAATACACGAAACCGCTTTGCAACGGGCGTTATTAATTTTGGCGGGGCAAGTGTACCAACAAGCGTAAACGATTCAACAGAACGCCTTATTTCGGCTATTTCGGGCATTTCTCCTGTGGTTAAGGTTACCGATATTAATAAAAAACAATCTGATTATTCAGAGGTTCGAGTAAATGGAACAATTTAAACACGAAACCCGCTTAGAAATGATTAAACGCCTAAGTGATTCGGGCGAAATAATTAGTTTGTATAAAGCTGGATTAATAGAACCTTTTGCGATTAAATACCGAAACATTTATTTCGATGTTGACGCATACCAAAAAATCGGTCAAACGCGAATGGATGCAATTTATAACGCTGCAAATAAATACAAGTGCGGAATTCAAACTATTTACCGCGCGTTGAAATGGATTTCCGAAAAATGATTTACAACTAAAATGATAAACTTTCAATTTAACTATTAAAATACTTTTACCAAATGAATCATCACATTTACTTATACGGCGTAATCGGTCAAGACGTTTTTTTAAAAAATGTTATTGAACAAATGGGCGCGGTACATTCAGGGGAAACGGTAACGGCTCACATTCATTCGCCGGGCGGTTTTGTTTCGGAGGGTTATGCGATTTACGATTACTTAGTTTCACAATCCAAACAATTAGGTTTTAATTTAGAAACAATTGCAGAAGGTGAATGTAAATCCATTGCAACGGTTATTTTTTTAGCGGCACCCGTTCGAAAGATTACCAGCAATTCCGAATTTATGATCCATAACCCGTGGGGCGCAAATGAAGGGGACGCGGCTTCGATGCAAAAATATGCTTCGATGTTAAAAGAAGAAGAAAAAATGTTAGCTAAATTCTATTCCAAAAAAATAGGAATTGATATTAACGACATTTTACAATGGATGAAAACAGAAACTTATTATTCAGCGGGTGAAGCCGTTAAAATGGGTTTTGCTACCGAAGTAATAGACACTATGAAAGCGGTCGCATTATATAACGAAAACAATTCAAATAATAATCTAACAAAAACAAAAATGAACAAGCCAAACTTTAATTTACAAAACTTTAAGGCAATTGCAAAACGTGCTTTAAAAGCCCTTTCAGGTGAAGCGGTTAAAAATCTCGATGCTTTCTTAGAAGACGGGACCGCTATTTTTATTCAAACAGAAGCAGCGGAACCAGCAATCGGGGACGAAGTTTATTTGGTTGAAACGGGCGAATATGCACCCGATGGAACGCATACATTAGATTCAGGTTTAGTAATCGTAACAGTTAGCGGTTTAATTACCGAAATTAACCCCGTTGCGGCGCAATCTGTTGAACAATTGCAAGCGCGCATTGTAGAACTTGAAACGGCTTTAGCTGAAGTTCAACCGATCATTGCAAACCTTTCAAACATTACGGGCGAATTTACACCAACTGCAAAAGCACAAAGAACCGTTCAAACAGGACCGGGCCGCGCTGAAGGTGCAAGTAAAACAAAAGCGGTTTCAACGTTTGACAAAAGTCAAATTAAACCAAATCAAAGAGCAAAAAACTAATTCAATTCAACTAACTTTTAAATAAATAAAAAAATGATTTTAGATCCTTCAGATTTGACCTTCAACGGTCAAGAGGCAAAAGACATAGGCGAAGCCGTAATAGAAAGCATTTTCGAAAATCCAGCGGTTGCGGATTTAATGACGGTTTATGATGGAATTGTTACTAAAAAACAAATTCCGTTTTTAGGTACTTTGTCAAAAATTACAAAGAAAGACGCGGGTTGCGGTTCGGGTGTTTCCGCGAATAATATTCCAATGACTGAAAAGTTTTGGGAACCTGAAAACCTTAAAATTTGGTTGCAACTTTGCGCCGAAGATTTATTGAATTCATTTTGGGTTTACGCTCAACGTTTAGGAATGGATCGTTCGGACGTTACAGGAACTACAATCGCATCGTTTGTTGTTGAACGTATGACGGCGGCGGCTCAAGAAGATTTACTTCGTATCATTTGGTTTAATGATAAGGACGCGGATAATGTTTCGGGTGGCGGTGTAATTAAAAACGGCGTTTCTTTAACCGATTACAATATTATCGATGGTTTATGGAAACAAATTTTCGCGGTTGTTGCTGCAAGTCCAGCGCGTTTAACTGCAATTTCTGAAAATGCGGGTGCAAATAAAGCGGCTCAATTAAACTTAGCAGCATCAAAAGCGTTTTCAACTTTCCAAAAAATGATGGCAGCGGCGGATTCACGTTTAAAAAGCGCGCCCGATAAAATTCTACTTTGTACTACTACTTTGTTAGAAAATTACGCGGTTTATTTAGAAAGTCAAGGGACGGATGCTTCGTTTATTCGCATTGAAAACGGATATTCTACGCTTCGTTTTCGTAACGTTACGATTTACGGAATTGATTTTTGGGATCGTACAATCCAAGCGGATTTCGATAATGGTACAACCTACGATTTGCCAAACCGCGCGTTACTTACAACTAAAATGAATTTAGCGGTTGGTAGCGATAAATTAGCGGATGCCGAAACTTTCAAAGTTTATTATTCCGAAGATACTGAGCTAAATAATTTCAAGGGCAAGTATCGTGTAGATGCAAAACTTTTGCAAGATTATTTAATTCAAGCAGCTTATTAATTAATTCGCGGGGGAATTAACTTTTCCCCGCTTTTTATTCACAAATAAAAAAAATAAAACTATGCCAAGCGTAAGTTGTCCCGGTATTAATGCCGACATTTTTTTAGATTGCACAAAGCCGATTTCGGCGGGTGTAAAAGATATGTTATATTTAGTGAATTTCGCTGATATAGCTACGATTGTAGAAGATATTGCAAACCCGAATTTAATTGAAAGTTTTACGCTTGCGGCGGGTGCTTTTCTTTATAGAGTTGAGGGGAAAAATAATTCAATCGATCCGACTGCTTCTTTAGTAAAAGCGCGTTATTCAAACACGTTTAATCACGAATGTATTTTCAGAGTTTTTGATAATGCAAGTGATATAAAACAACAGTTGGAATTTATGACGAACGTTAAAATGGTTGCAATCGTTGAAAACAATTTCAAAGGTTCGAGCGGGGAAGTTCCTTTCGAAATCTATGGTTTGCGTTCAGGATTAACAATTAATGTTTTAACACGCGTTGTAAACGATGCGGAAACGCAAGGGGCTTATACGATTACTTTAAGCAGTTCAGAACAAATCAAAGAACCATATTTGCCAGCAACGTTATTCGATACGGATTACGCGACTACAAAAGCGTTTTTAGAGAATTTATTTACACCGTGATTTTAAGCCAGCTAATTTCGGAGCTGGACGAATTAAAAAGCCCTTTGCTGCAATCTCGAAAAGGGGATGCAATGCAAAGGGTTTTTGTAATTTATAAAGCTATTACAGGACGCGAACCGAGGGGCGCACGATGTTTTCAATGTGCGGTGGATGCTTACTTTGAATTAAAGAAAATTTCGACAATGGGCGAGGGTTGGGATAATTCAGTAAATTTGATTCCAGAATTAAAACAATTAAATAAAAAACCTATGGGAAGTTTAAAGAAATACAAAATGCTTACAACACGTTTTAGAATGTTTGGAAGCCCCGATACTATTACACAAGAAAACGCAACTGATGAAAAAATTGATGCGATTTTAAAAATTAACCCGCAATTTTCAAAGTTTTTTCAATTGATTGAGAAACCAACAAAAAAAGAAATTGAAACCGAAACTTTAAGCGAAGAAACAACGCCCGAAGTAATTGAAGAAACTGAAATTGATTCAAGTAAATTTGAAGCTCCAAAACTTTCAAAGATTACAAAAAAAAGGGGCGGGCGTTTAGCAAAAAAAACAAATTAATTAAATTACTATTTTCGAAATGGAACACGGCAGCCGAATAACAATCCCGCGAAGTAATAAAAGATTAATTATAACTTCATTAAAACAGGAGAAAATTCTCGGTTGGGATTCCGATAATAGTTACCCGCAAAGAATGGTCGATTTAATAGCGTGTTCAGGTGTTGCGACACGTTGCGTAAATCGATTTAGAAGATTTATCGTTGGGCGCGGTTTTTCCGATCCATTAATTTATAAATCCGTTACAAATCGAAACGGGGTTACAATGGATAAACTTTTGAATTTATGCGCGAATGATTACGCGGCCCTTTATGGTTTCGCAATTCACGTTAAATACAACGGTTTAGGGCAAATTATCGAACGAAATTATATGCCGTTTCAGGATACGCGTTTGGCTTTAAATGGACAAATTGCATATTATAATAATTGGGACGGTTCGAGCCAAACAAGTAAGTTTAACAGGGCGGATATTGTTTATTTAAACCGCTTCGATCCTTTGAAAGTAATTGAAGAAATAAACGAACTTGAAGGCGCAAATTATGCAGAAAAAGCCGCAAAATATCCGGGGCAAGTTTTATGGTATTCACAAGCTGGATTTAATACTTATCCCGTTGGGTTAGCGGATCCCGTGGCCGAAGATATTGAAACAGATTATCAGGCGAAATTATATAAAAACAAAAACATTCGAACTTCGTTTACAAGTTCAGGAATGTATATCGATTTCGGGGTTTCGGAATCTGAAAAAGCACGTTTTGAAAAGCAACAAGTTTTAACGGAATTTCAAGGCGCGGACGGGGCGGGAAATATTATGTACGTTGAAGTAGAACCAGGGCAACAAGCCCCAACTTTTACGCCTTTTAATGCGGGTTCGGGCGTGGATAATCGTTTCGAATATCACGAAAAAAGCGTAGAGCAAGCAATAGTTAAATGTTTTGCTATTCCTAATATTTTAGCGGGTGTATTGCAGCCGGGTAGTTTAGCAACATCCAGCGAATTAATAGAAGCATATATTATTTACAATTCCGAAACCGAACCCGATCGAATTGTTTTCGAAGAACAGTTTTCGAGATTAATCGGAAAACCCGTTTTTATTTTACCGCTGGAATTGAACACGGGGGCAAATGTTCAAACAAACGTTTTAACGGCTCAAAATAATAATTCAATACAGAATATCGAAACGGAAACGAAAACGCCGCAAAACGCATTAAATCGCGTTCAAATCAATTTATTGACTGATATATTAACGAACGTTGCAAACGGGGTTTACCCTTTTGAAACTGCAAAGGCAATTATCGGGGCTTCGTTTCCAATTTTAGCGAATGAGCAAATCGAACAAATTTTAAATCCATTCAGACAAAATGCAAACAATTAAATTAATTTCGGTTTCGGATATTCAATTATTTAGGGCCATTTCGGATAATGTACCCGATGCGCGTTTGGATCCGTATATTTTAGAAGCTCAGGAAATGGATTTGTACGAACTTTTGGGCAAAGATTTATATTTAAAACTTTTTACCGAAGTAGATCCCCCAACGTTTCCAGCAACTTATTTTTACCCCGAATTGAAAGACCATTACGCGGGGTTTCTTTGTTATTCGGCTTATGCGCGTTTACTTTCGCAAAATCAAACAACGGTTACCGCGTATGGGGTTGTTTCTAAGAAGACGGATTTTTCAGATTTAGTACCCGAACCAACTTTGCAAAGGACCATTCAAGCGGCGCGGGGATCGGCTCAGGAATACGCGAAAAGATTAATTGATTTCTTAAATGATAATTCGGAAACATACCCCGAATGGTTGCAAAGTTGTAATTATCGCGGTCGAATAAACAAGACGGGAACGGCTTATTTAGGCGCGGTGCGTGGAAATAGAAGTATTTTCAATCGAAACATTTTTTAAATGGACGTTACAATAACGAATGCGGGCGGTCGAATTGAAATAATCGATCTAAGAAACGATTTGACTAATAATTACGATGTTTTAAAGGACGGTTTGCGTTTGTTTAATTTGGGCGATATAGTTCGAATAACTTTCATTAACCGAAGAAACATTGAAATCAATTATAACGAAGTTGAATTAATTAACGGGGCTACTTCTATTTTGCCTGTTTCGGGCGTGGATTTCCTAAATGAATTAAATACTTTATTAGGGGATTTCGGCGCGGGCGGTGGTGCAACTGAATTAAATGATTTAACAGACGTCTTAATAACAACGCCTTTAAATACGCAAGTTTTAAATTATGATTCCGCAACGTCAAAATGGATTAATTCAAACGCTTCGGGCGGCGGGGATATGTTTAAATCAGTTTACGACACCGATAACGACGGCAACGTAGACAAAGCCGAAACGGTGCAAATTATCGCGCGTAATTCAACGGGCGTAACGCTTACGAAGGGGCAAATAGTTTATTTATCGGGCGCAACGGGAAACCGTCCGAACGCGGTTTTAGCTCAAGCAAATAATGTAAATTCTAAAAAAAGTATTGGATGGGTAACGGCGAACATTGCAAATAATTCGGACGGGTTCGTAGCGGTTTCAGGTAGTGCGCACGATTTAGATACTTCGGCATTTACGGCGGGGGATTTACTTTATTTATCTTCAACGGTTGCGGGCGGTTTAACTAATATTATTCCAGCACATCCAAACTATGAAATATTTATAGGATTTTGCGCCCGCGCTCATCCAAACTTCGGGCGAATTATTTATAAAATACAAGAAGTTTTAGAAATTGAAAGTTTACACGATGTTTCAATAACTTCGGTTGCAAATAATGAAGCATTAATTTATGAAAGTTCAACTTCGCTTTGGAAAAATAAACAAATTACAGAAAGGTTTGAATTAATTGTAGCGGCTTCGGACGAAACAACCGCGTTAACAATTGGAACGAATAAAGTTATTTTTCGAATGCCCCGCGCAGTTACATTAACTTCGGTTCGTGCTTCATTAACAACGGCACAAGCCAGCGGAACGATTTTTACCGTAGATATTAACGAAAACGGAACTTCCATTTTAAGTACAAAAATAACAATTGATAACACAGAAAAAACAAGTACAACGGCTGCAACTTTGCCGGTTATTTCGGATTCAAGTTTAGCGGACGATTCCGAAATTTCTATTGATATAGATCAAATCGGAAACGGAACGGCAAAGGGTTTAAAAGTTTATTTAATCGGAACTTATTAAAATGATTTTTTTAAATTCAAATTGGTTTAATGTTGGTTGTTCGGATCCTGATGTAATTGATTTTATTAATGCAACGGGAATAACTGATGCAACTATTATAAGCGCGGTTTGTACCCTTACAACTTCGTTAAAAAACAATGGTTTGTGGAATAAAATGAACGCAATTTATCCAATGGTAGGGGGAAGCGGATTTTCTCATAAATTTAATTTAAAAAATGCTACGGATACTAACCCCGCCTTTAGATTATTATTTTCAGGGGGCTGGGTACATTCTAGCGGGGGCGCTTTACCAAATGGCGTTAATGCCTATGCAAATACTTTATTTAATCCGCTTGCAAATTCTTTACAAAATTCACATCATTTAAGTTATTATTCGAGGACTAATTCAAATTTATCTGAAGTTGAAATGGGTTCTTTCAATACTAGCAGTAATGGTTCTTTGATTGAAATTAGAACGGGAAATATTAGTTATTTTAGAATAAATAACGGTGTTGGTAGTATAACTTTTGCGGATACTGATTCAAGGGCTTTTTATATTTCAAATAGAACAGCATCCAATTTAATAAATGCGTGGAGAAATTCAACAAAATCAGTTCAAAGCACAACTTTAATAAGTACAACTTTATCAAATGTAAATTATTTTATAGGCGCATTTAGTAATAGTGGTGTAGGGAATTTTTATTCACGTAAACAATGCGCTTTTGCATCTATTGGAACGGGTTTAACGGATACCGAAGCAATAAACTTTTATAATATTGTGCAAGCATTTCAAACAACTTTAGGACGAAACGTGTAATGAAAGTTTATTTATTAACCGAAGAACAAGCCGCTTTATTAATTGGTTTAGAATTTATCCCTGATAATTATTTTAATCCAATTAAGGACGCAAATAATAACTTTATTATTAGCATTGAAGAAGTTGAACAATGTTCGATTGAATGGGTTAAAAATTTAGAATTAATTGATTATTTACCTATAAATAATTTTGAAAATGAAAATTAGTCAAACGGGAATCGATTTAATTAAAAGTTTTGAGGGGTTGAAATTAAACGCGTACAAATGCCCCGCGGGTATTGTTACAATCGGGTATGGTTCGACTTTTTACGCGGATAAAAGCCCTATTAAAATGGGAGATAAATTAAAAGATAAAATAGCGGCCGAAGAACTTTTGAAAGTAACTATATTAACTTTTGAAAGCACAATAAACGGTTTGTTTTATAATGTTACTTTAAATCAAAATCAATTTGATGCGCTGGTTTGTTTTGTTTTTAATATTGGTCCGAACGCTTTTGCGGCTTCAACTTTATTAAAGAAAGCAAAAGTAAATCCAAACGATAAAACAATTGAATTAGAGTTTAACAGATGGGTTAACGGCGGCGGTGTAAAATTACCCGGATTAGTTAAGCGAAGAAAAGCCGAATCGAAACTTTACTTTATGTAATTAAAAACATAAAAAGTAATAAACCCGAATGCGATTAAGTTCGTAAACGGGGTATGAAAAACCTACTTACTTTATTCGCCTTATTAACTTTTGCAAACTACGGAAACGCTCAATGCGATTCGGCAAAGGTTGTAAAATCATTTTGGGGATTCCCTTCTTTTAATTCATTAAACAACACGGGGCAATGTATTTCCGCAAATATAACCGACACAACAATTTGTGTAAAAGTTAAACAGATTTTAGCAACTCAACAGGCAAGGTTTAGTTATAGCAGCCCATTTGGCAGCCCATTAATAGTTAATGAGATTCGGCAATATAATTCGGATTGTATTTTTATAGGATACGGAAATTTAATCGATGCTGGAATTGATAGCGTTGTAATATGTTACGATATTTCGTCCGAATTAATCGATAACTTTTGCCCGTATGCGTTAATCATTTCGCCTTTAGCGGTTGAATTTTGCGGGCTTAGTGCGGTAATGGGCGAAGAACTTTTAAGGGTTGAATTTAAAACGTGTTCAAATGCAAATACTGATCGTTTCGAATTAATTATTTCAAAGGATTTAATAAGCTGGAATGTTGCGGAAACTATCCAGCCGCAAATAGAAAATAATTCAAGTCAAAGCGTTTATAATATCGAAACAAATAATTTCGATAATGGAATTAATTATTTAGCAATTCGGGAAATTGATTTAAACGGGAATGTAACGCTTTCGGATATTGCTTATTTCGAATGCAGAAACAAAAAAGAAACTATTAAAAGTTTTTATGATTTATCGGGGCGTTCGGTTTCAGGGAATACACAATTTAAAATCGTTCGAAATGATTGAGCCGCGAAAATTCAAAAGTATTTTAAACATTATCTTTGAATATTGGAATTATTGCATCGGATCAATGGCAATAATAACCGGCTTTTGGTTATTCTTTTTAAAGCAAATAGATAAAGAAACATTCGCGTACATTATAGGGGCTGTAATTACTTTAAAATGGGTTTGGAAGCCAAAAGAAAAGGGGGTACAAAATGATTAAGGAAACGCGGGATTCAATAGTACAAATTTCAAATGATACGCTTTTATCATATCATTTTTCGGATATTTCACACGGTTACATTTCGGACTTAGATAATATTTATTCGAATCAAAATTTTGATTTAAAAAATAATTACTTTATTTCGGAAACGGGGCAAATCTTTTTTACTGAAAAAGAAACAACCGCCGTTAATTATAATTTTGAAATCCCGAAAGCCGTTATTCGGTTTTCCGATACATTAAAACTTAATGATTTGAAACACTTAAAACAAGGGGATACACGCAGCGCAAATGAATTAATAGTATTACATCCCCAAAAGGAAACGATAAGCGTTAAAAACGACTTAAACGGGCTTTGTTTGGGTGTTGAATTTAGTTTTATGCTTGTTTGCACTATAGTTTATTTGTTAAACTCTTTTAATTCGTGGTTTACAATGTTTTCAAAAATTAACTTTGCATTGAAATCGTAAACAATTAATATTTAATTAAATTAATTTGCGCCTTTATTGTAAATAAATGAGCGCGAGATATATTTTAACAAATTCAATTGATTTATTTTATCTAGTAACGGATGAAAGCGGCGTTATTATTGGAAGTAATGATTTGTTTAAAGAATATACAAGCCACATTAAGCCAAAAAATGTTTCTGAAATAATTTCGGACGATTCCGATTTTGGCGAATTTTCGGATTCAGTTAAAAGAGCAAAGGAACGGGCGCCGTTACCGATTCGATTTTACGCAAAGACGAAACAAAAAAACGGTTCGATGCGCTGGAATTTATGGAATATTTATTTTATTCTAAATTCTTTGCATTTTGTCGGTTTACCTATTACCGATGTAACGTCTATTACTTCGCACGATTACGAAAAGCAAAAACAACTTTTAGAAGATTTCCGCTTTATGCTTTCGCACGAATTAAGGCAGCCGTTAACCAGCATTGCGGGACTTGTTAAAATGTTAATTGAAAAAGATTATTCAGATACAACCGAAGAAAATATTAAATTGCTCGAAATGGTGGATTTATCGGTTGAGCAATTAGATAAATCAATTCAAAACTTGTTAAAAAAAGCAACGCGGCAAATTTAATAAAATGGAGCTTGAAAACTTTTTACCAAAAACCGATTCCGAAGCGGACGAACGTTTAATAATGGTTGTTTCAAATTACGTAATCGAAAAGGAAATGCCTTTAAGTTTTGCAAAAAAAGTTTTGGAAAATAATCTTCGGAATAAAAATGAGTTTGCGAAATTTTGGATGCAACTTTTACTAATAACTCAATGCAATGTATAAAGGAATTAATTTAGTTTTAATTGCGTGCTTTATTTTAATTGTGCTTTTGTTTCGAAGCTGCAGTTTAAACCGTGAATATATTTCCGAACTAAAAAAACAAGATTCCGAAATTGAAAGTTTTAAAATTTCCCGGTTGCTGGATTCAAGTTTAATTTATAGTCAAGTTCAAAATATTAAAATCAAAGATTCAGAGCTGCAAAAAAACGAACAGGAAATTTTTGCGCTCCGGGTTATGAAGATAAAAAAGCCGAAAGAGGTAATTCAATTTAAGACGCGTTACATTATTAAAACAGAAATCCCGATCGCAGAAATTGAACAAATCGATTCGGTTAATTATTTACGCGTCCCCGTTTCGTTTTCAAAGGGCGAACGTTGGTTTTCTATAAATGGTCAAATTTTGTCCAATGGAACTCTTTTAATCGATTCTTTAATTGCGCCCGCACAATTTACCTATTCAGTCGGGGACACGCTTCGAAACGGCTTTATAAATCGTTTATTTAATAAAACCGATCAGGTGGTACGGTTGCACATTGATAACCCAAACATCCAGCTTCAGGGAATGTCGAATATCTATATTAAGGACCGCAAAAAATGGTTCGAAACAACCGGCTTTAAAATCGCTTTCGGGGCTTTCTTAGGTTTCGGCCTTGCTTCGGCAAAATAATTTTATCAGTATTTACGGGCTTTACAGAACAAAATGCAATATTTTATAAAATAAATTTGGTTTATTAGATAGTATTTATCTATCTTTGTTGAAACAAAAACAAACCCCTTATAAAATGACAACTCAAATTTTAACATTCAAACTTAGAAACGGCGTTACAGTATTTGCAAAAAACGATAGATACGGAATTAACCCCGTTGGATATTGCAATTTAAAGCAAGCGAACGCAAGGCAAATCAAACTTCAGGCAATGGGCGTAGATTGTTTCGTTTA